GGTAATTCACGCGCGCGGCTTTCCGCTAGCGTGAGAAAACTCAAACCGCCCTAATGAGAAAGGTTCGCAATAACGCATGACGGCAGACGCCAGCCTCACGATCGCCATGGCCAAGCGCATCGAGCTGTGGCCGTTAGAGCGGCTAAAGCCTTACGACCGCAACGCAAGGACGCATAGCGCGGAGCAGGTCGCGCAGATCGCGGCGTCGATCGTGGAGTTCGGCTTCACCAACCCGATCCTGGTGGACAGCCACGACGGGATCATCGCCGGGCATGGCCGGCTGATGGCTGCGCAGGAGCTGGGGCTGAAGACGGTGCCGGTGGTGGTGCTCGACCACCTGAGCGACCGCCAGCGCAAGGCTTACATCCTTGCGGACAACCAGCTGGCGCTGAACGCGGGGTGGGACACCGACCTGCTGCGGGCGGAGCTGCAGGATCTAACCGAGCAGGAGTTTGATCTGAGCCTGATCGGCTTCAGCGATGAGGAGCTGGCCGACCTGCTGCCGGAGATCGAGGAGCTGCCGCCGGAGGATGCCGATGCCGATGCGGTGCCAGAGCCGCCAGCGGATCCGGTCACCAAGCCGGGAGACGTGTGGCTGCTGGGAAAGCATCGGGTGATGTGCGGGGACTCGACCGCCATCACTGACGTTGAGCGGCTGATGGATGGGAAAAAAGCGCAGTTGATGCACGCTGACCCGCCTTACGGCATGGGCAAGGCGTCGGACGGCGTGGCCAATGACAACCTCTACAACGACGACCTCGACAACTTCCAGATGGAGTGGTGGGCAACCTTCCGCCCTTCTCTCGAGGACAACGCGAGCGGCTACATCTGGGGGAACGCGCCGGAGCTGTGGCGGCTTTGGTACAAGGCTGGGCTGGGCAGCAGCGAGAAGATGGAGCTGCGAAACCAGATCGTCTGGGACAAGAAGGCGATCCCTGGAATGGCCTCAGCCGAGCTGAACCAGTTCCCTGTCGCCAGTGAGCACTGCCTTTTCTTTCAGCTGGGCAATCAACTGATCGGCAACATGAACACTGCCGATTACTGGGAGGGTTGGGAGCCGTTGCGCACCTACCTAGAAAACGAAATGAAGTCGATCGGCTGGAAGGTTGCAGACCTGAACAGAGCCACCGACACCTTCATGGGTGGGCACTGGGTCACCCGCTCTCAGTGGGCTTTCCCAACTGCTGAGCAGTACGCCAAGATCCAAACGGCAGCCAAGGGCCGAGCGTTCAAGCGCGACTACGACCAGCTCAAGCGCGAGACCCGCAGCTACTTCGACAACGCGCATGACGTGATGCGCGACGTGTGGGAGTTTTCACGGGTGACAGGTGAGGAGCGGCATGGCCACGCCACGCCAAAGCCGGTGGCGATGATGGAGCGAGTCATGAAGTCGAGCCTGCCAAGCGGCGGCCTTTGCGTTGAGCCGTTTGGTGGCAGCGGCAGCACGTTGATCGGCGCCGAAGCTGCTGGTCGCGTCTGCTACGCGATGGAGCTGAACCCGGTCTATGTGGACGTGATCGTGAAGCGGTGGCAGCAGTTCACGGGCAAGCGCGCCACGCTGGAGGCGACCGGCGAACCCTTCCCGAGCGACGCATGAACCTGCTGCAGTACGCCAAGGATCGGGGCGTTGAGTACACGCAGCTGAGCAAATGGGCTGGGCAGGGTCGGTTCACAACCGATGCGGTGCGCAAGGACGGCCGCAAGTGGATGGTGGCGGATCCGCAGGAGTTGGACCGGCAGGTGGCTGCGGCCAAGAGCCCCGACCGTGGGGGCCGTGGTGGCGCTCCAGCGATCGACCAATCGCTGCAGCAACAGCAGAACCAGGCCGCGGCCATCCCGTCGTTTGCGCAGTCGCGGGCGATCCGCGAGGCCTACGCGGCGCGGCTGACGCGGCTGGACTTTGACCAGCGATCGGGGAAGCTGGTGGACAAGTCCGAGCTGAAGATGCGGCTGGCCAAGCTGCACATGGCGGTGCGCGACAGCCTGCGCACCATCCCCGACCGGGTGGCGCCTATCGTGGCGGCCGAGACTGACCAGGCGAAGATCCACGCGATGCTGCTGAAGGAGATCGGGCAAGCCTTGGAGGGCTTGGGCAGTGCCATCAGCGATTGACGAGCTGCTGCAGGTATGCCGCGACGCGCTGCGGTTTGAGGCGGACCTGACGGTGAGCCAGTGGGCCGACAGCCATCGGGTTTTGTCGGGCAAGGCCAGCGCGGAGCCTGGGCCGTGGCGCACCGATCGCACGCCATACCTGAAGGAGGTGATGGACTGCCTGAGCACGACCAGCCCGGTGCAGCGGGTGGTGCTGATGGCTGGCGCGCAGCTGGGCAAGACGGAGGGAGGCGCCAACTGGCTGGGTTATGTGATCGACCACGCGCCTGGTCCGATGCTGATGGTGCAGCCGACCGTGGACATGGCGAAGCGGCTGAGCAAGCAGCGGCTGGAAAGCCTGATCACCGAAACGCCGGTGCTGTCGGAAAAGATCGCGCCGGCCCGCTCGCGGGACTCGGGCAACACGATGTTTTCGAAGGAGTTCCCCGGCGGGATGATGATCCTGACCGGGGCGAACAGTGCGACCGGCCTGAGATCGACGCCGTGCCGCTACATCTTCCTGGATGAGGTGGACGCCTTTCCGAGCGATGTGGACGGCGAGGGTGACCCGGTGACGCTAGCCGAGCGGCGGAGCACGACGTTCAGCCGGCGAAAGATCTTCATGACCTCGACCCCGACGGTGAAGGATTTCAGCCGGATCGAGTCGGAATACCTGCTGAGCGACCAGCGGCGCTTTTTCGTGCCGTGTCCCTGCTGCGGCGCGATGCAGTGGCTGAAATGGCCGCAGCTGAAGTGGGAAGACAACGAGCCGAGCACGGTCCGCTACGAGTGCGAGGCCTGCTGCGAACGGTTCTCAGAAAGCCACAAGACGCGGATGCTGACGGCCGGCGAGTGGCGCGCAACGGCACCAGGTGACGGCAAGACGGCCGGCTTCCACATCTCATCGCTCTACAGCCCGCTGGGGTGGAAAAGCTGGGAGGAAGTGGTGGAGGACTTCCTGCGCAGCAAGGGCGACGCACCGCGACTGAAGACCTGGGTAAACACCGTGCTGGGCGAAACGTGGGAGGACGACTACGCCAGCAAGATCAGCGCTGATGGCCTGATGGAACGGTGCGAGCACTACGACCCGCAGGTGCTGCCCGATGCAGCGTTGGCGCTGACGGTGGGCGTGGACGTGCAGGACAACCGCTTTGCGGTGAGCGTGTGGGCGTGGGGCCGAGAGGAGGAAGGCTGGTTGATCTACCACCAGGAGATCTACGGCGACCCGGCCCGGCCTGAGCTGTGGAAGCAGCTGGACGAGGTGGTGCTGCGCGAGTGGCAGCACGGCACCGGCGGCAAGTTGCGGCCGGACGTGGTGGCGATCGACTCGGGCGGTCACTTCACCAGCGAGGTCTACGCCTACGCGCGCGAGCGGGCGCGGCAGGGCGTGGTGGCCATCAAGGGCCAGAGCCAGCGGGGCAAGCCACCCATCGGCAAGGCCAGCAAGGTGGACGTGAACTTCAAGGGCAAGACGCTGAAGCGCTCGGCGCTGGTCTACCCCGTGGGCAGCGACACTGTGAAGACGACGCTCTTCGGACGACTGCGCCACAACGACAAGGGCGCCGGCTACCTCCACTTCCACATGGATGCGACGGCGGAGTATTTCGAGCAGCTGACGGCAGAGAAGCAGGTGCTGCGTTACAGCCGCGGCGGCTTCCCGGTGCGCGAGTGGGTGAAGAAACCAAGTGCGCGCAACGAGGCGCTCGACTGCTTGGTCTACGCCTTCGCGGCGTTAAATCTGATGTACCAGCGGTACGACCGAAGAACCATCTGGGACCAGCTGGAGAAGCGCCTGCAGAATGGGGATGTTGAGCCCCGCAAGCCGCGCCTAAGATCGGGTGGAGCCGGAGCTTCGGCGTTCGTCAACAGCTGGTGAGGCCGTGAACATCCCTGCCCAGATCAGAGCCGGCGACACGGTGAAGTGGCGGGATGTTGCTGGCCGCGACAACCTGGGCAACCCGATCAGCAGCAGCGACGGCTGGGGGCTCTTCTACTACCTGCGAACCAACACCGCGAGCGAAGGCGCGACGGTGACGGGTGCGGCCTACGGGACCGGGTGGGAGTTCACGATCTCGCAGGCCACCAGCGCGGCGTTTGATGCCGGGCAGTGGTATTGGCAGGCCGAGGCGCGCAAGAGCGGTGTGCATGTGACGCTCGGCGCCGGGCAGCTCGATGTGCTGCCTGCGCTGAGCTACACGGGCACACCTGGCGCGTTCGACGGCCGGAGCCAGGCGCAGAAGGATCTCGACGCGGTGCAGGGTGCGATCCGCGCGATGGTCGCGGGCGGTGCGGTGGCCGAGTACACGATCGGCAGCCGGCGTCTGAAGAAGATGGAGCTGGCCGACCTGTTGACGCTGGAAGGCAAACTGAAGGCTGAGGTGAAGCGCGAGCAGGCCGCGGCCTTGGCTGCCAATGGCTTGGGCAACCCCCATAACCTGTTCGTGCGCTTCTGATGGGCATCCGATCCTCAATCCTTGGCTGGCTGCAGCGGGGCACGCCCGAGCCGACAAAGCCAATTCGGCGCCGGATGTATGAGGGCGCAAAGTTCAGCCGGCTGACAGCTGACTGGGTGACGGGTAACACCAGCGCTGACAGCGAGGTTTATGGGTCAGCGCAGAAGCTGCGCGATCGTGCGCGTCAGCTGTGCCGCGATAACGACTACGCGCGGCAGGCGTTGCGTGCGATTGAGGGCAATGTCGTTGGGCAGGGCATCCCGTTCCAGGCGCAGGTGCGGATGCTGCGCGGTGGACGGCTGGACTCTGGCGTCAACGATGCGATTGAGGGCGCATGGCGCCAATGGACTAAGGCAAAGCATTGCCACACCAGCGGCAAGCTGACGTTCCACGACATTGAGCGCTTAGCGGTGCGGGCCTGCTCTGAGTCAGGCGAGGTGTTCATCCGCCTGGTGAAGCAACCATTTGGCGGCTCGGCTGTGCCACTGGCGCTGGAGGTGCTGGAGGCGGACCTGCTCGATGACGGCCTTAACGGCCGCAGCCAGCAAGGCAACGAGATCAGGATGGGCGTCGAGGTGGACACCTGGGGGCGCCCGGTGGCGTACCACTTCTTGGCTTATCACCCCGGCGACTATCAGTTCAGCAACCAGCAGATCTCAACGCAGCGCCACAAGCGCGTGCCTGCCGAGGAGGTGATCCACCTCTACCGGATGGAGCGGCCCGGCATGACGCGTGGCATCACATGGTTTGCCAGCGCAATCCAGCGGCTGCACCACCTGTCCGGTTACGAGCAAGCCGAGATCGTGCGGGCACGGGCGAGCAGCGCACTGATGGGCTTCATCACTTCGCCCGAGGGTGAGCTGATGGGCGATGAGGTGATGGAAGGCGAGCGGGTCTCAAACTTTGAGCCCGGCGTGTTCAAGTATCTGGCGCCTGGCGAAAGCGTCACGGTGCCGCAGCTGGATGCACCGGATGGGCAGTTTGAGCCGTTCCTGCGGGCGATGCTGCGGGCCATGGCGGCTGGCATCGGCTGCAGCTACGAGACGGTAAGCCGGGACTTCAGCCAGACGAACTACAGCAGCAGCCGGCTGAGCCTGCTTGAGGACCGCGACCACTGGCGGATCCTGCAGAACTGGCTGGTCGAGAACCTGCACCAACGGGTGTTTGACGTGTGGCTCGACATGGCAGTGCTGAGCGGCGCGCTGCCGCTGCCGAACTACGAGATCCAAGCTGATCGCTACAAGGCAGTGAGATGGATGCCGCGCGGTTGGGCATGGGTGGATCCAGCCAAGGAGGTTGATGCCTACGCGATGGCTGTGCGCAACGGCTTCAAGACGCTGAGCGAAGTAGTGGCTGAACAGGGTGGCGACATTGAGGAGCTGATGCGCGCACGCCGTCAGGAGCTGGACGATGCCGAAGCACTGGACCTGAAGTTTGACACCGACCCTGGCTCAGATCCTGCGCCGGCGACTACCCCGGCTGAGTCGACCGATAATGTGACAGACAACCCGGACAACACCGATGGATCTATTGCGTGACCTAGAAGGGCAACTGTTGAAACGCTCCGAGGTTGCTGACTTCACGGTCAGCGAAGACGAGCGTTCGATTGAGTTCCCATTTTCCAGCGAGTTCCCGGTCGCTCGCTACTTCGGCAATGAAGTGCTGTCTCATGATGAGCGCAGCGCTGATCTGTCGCGCCTTAACGATTCCGCGCCGCTGCTGTTCAACCACGACCCCAACAAGGTGATCGGTGTTGTTGAGCGTGCATGGATCGACGGCGAGAAAAAGCGTGGCTATGCCACGGTAAAGTTCAGCCGTAATGCGTTTGCGCAAGAAGTGCTCGCAGATGTACGCGATGGCGTCTTGCGTAATGTGAGCTTTGGCTACGCGATCAACGAAATGGAGCAACGCGGCAGCGGTGATTTCGTCGCTACCAGCTGGGCTCCCTACGAGATCAGCGTGGTTAGCATACCTGCAGACCCAACGGTCGGCGTCGGGCGTGCTCTCGACGCTCAACCTGCGGCCACCGCCGCATCAACACCCCCCCAACCAGAACCTGAGGTTCCGATGGAAAACACCCCTGACATCTCAGCGGTGCGGGCTGAAGCGGCTGCTGAGGCTGCCAAAGCTGAGCGCGCCCGCATTGCCGGCATCACTGCCCTGACTGAGAAGCACGGCATGGCTGATCTCGGCCGCCAGCTGATCGAGGGTGGCCGTAGCCTCGATGAGGCCCGTGCTGCTGTTCTCGAAAAGATTGGCGCCAAGGTTGAGCCTGTGGCTGAGAAAGCTTCCGACATCGGCATGTCTGAGAAGGAAGTGCGCGAGTTCTCCTTCCAGCGCGCCATCAACGCTCTGGCCAACCCCCAGGATCGCAAGCTGTGGGAAGCCGCTGCCTTCGAGCGTGAGTGCTCCGAGGCTGCTGCCGCCAAAGCTGGCAAAACCGCCCAGGGCATCATGGTGCCCAACGAGGTGCTGCGCCGCGACCTGACCGTGGGCTCTGCCTCTGCCGCTGGCGATCTGGTCGGCACCGACTTCCGCCCCGGTTCGTTCATCGAGCTGCTGCGCAACCGCTCCGCCTTGGCTGGCCTCGGCGTGACCAGCCTGACCGGCCTGAGCGGCAACGTGGCGATCCCCCGTCAGACCGGCGCCGCTACCGCCTACTGGGTGGCTGAGTCTGGCTCTCCTACTGAGAGCAACCAGACCGTCGATCAGGTCAACATGTCGCCCAAGACCGTGGGCGCCTTTACCGACTACAGCCGTCGCCTGATGCTGCAGTCCAGCATCGACGTGGAGCAGATGATCCGCCAGGATCTCGCCACCGTGCTGGCTCTGGAGATCGACCGCGTAGGCCTCTACGGCCTGGGCAACAGCAACCAGCCCCTGGGCATCAAGCTGACCACCGGCATCAACACCAAGGACTTCGCCGCCAACACCCCGACCTACGCCGAGGTGGTGGAAATGGAGAGCCTGATCGCTGCCGACAACGCCGACATCGGCGCCATGGCCTACCTGATGAACGCCTCCATGCGTGGCGCTCTGAAGACCAAGGACAAGGGCACCGACACCGGCGCCTATGTGTTCGAGCCCGGCGGCACCGTCAACGGCTACAACGCCGTGGTGTCCAACCAGGTGGCTACAAACGACATCTTCTTTGCCGTTTGGAGCCAGCTGATCATGGGCATGTGGTCTGGCCTGGATCTGACCGTGGATCCTTACACCCACAGCACCAGCGGCACCGTGCGCGTGGTGGCTCTGCAGGATGTGGACTTCGCTGTCCGTCATCCTGAGGGCTTCTGCCGCGGCAACAACACCCTCTGATCTGATGGAGGCGGGGCCGGGTAACACCGGCCCTTAACCAGCATGGAGATTGAGATTCTGAGAACCACGATGGTGGGCGGCCAACTCGCAAGGGTTGGCGCAAAGCTGGACGCGAGTCTGGCCGATGCACGCCTGCTGATCGGGATCGGCAAGGCGGTCGCGGCCAGCATTGCTGCCGAGTTCGCGCCTGAGCCAGAGTCGGTAGTGGCTCCCAAACGCAAACCCCGCACTAGGTGACCCCAATGGCGATCTTTCAACAAACCCTTGAAAAGCTGGAGCACTTCACGCTCCTGGCTACTACGACCATCACCGGCACTGGCAACCAGACCGGCGTTGATCTGCATGAGTACGACGGCGACATTCAGATCATCCTGTCCGGCACTGCTGCTGGCGCTGGCGCTGATCTGACCTTCCGCATTGAAGAGTCCGACGACAACAGCACCTTCACGGCTGCCACCGGCGGCAGCTTCACCGCTATCGGCAACACTGCCTCCAAGCAGGTGAAAACCCTCAACCGTGACGAGCTGAAGCGTTACGTTCGTCTGAGCTGCACCGCTGAGACTGGCACCGCTTCCAGCGCTGTTACCTGCTTCGGCTTCGGCCTGAAGAAGTACGGCTGATGGCTCTAACTGAGGATCTCACTCAGTTCCTTGCCGATTTCGGCGTCAGCTGCACAGCTGGCGCCGTTACGGCATTGGGCCTTCTGGACATGCCAACGCAGGTGGTGGCCGGCGACATGGTGCTGAGCACCGACTACAGCCTGACGGCGCGCGCTGCTGATTTCGGCGGCCTGCTGTTTGGCGACGGCATCACGGTGGATGGGGTCAACTACCAGGTGCGCGAGGTGCGCAAACTGGACGATGGCGCCATGGTCGAGATCGGCCTGCAGCGCTTGGCGCCGAGCAGCACCGCACCGGGCCAGAACCCGCGGACATTCGGCCTGTCAGATCTGACCGATGTGGAGCTGACCAGTCCCACAGCCGGCGAGGTGCTGAAGTACGACGGCGCGCAATGGGTGGATGGCCAGGACGAAGGCACGGCCTACGTGTTCACGCAGTCATCGCCGGCCGCAACCTGGACGATCAACCACAACCGCGGCGTGGTTCCGTCGGTGGAGGTGTTCGACAGCGGCAGCCAGGAGATTGAAGCCGATGTGTCGCATCCCAGCGTGAACACCACGGTTATCGTGTTTGCAGTCCCCGTCGCTGGCTTCGCGAGGCTGATCTGAGATGCCTAAGAAGATCTTCACAGACTTCGACTTCCAGTCGGTCTCCAAAGTCATCAACCTGCCCAGCCCGTCAGCTACAGGCGACGCGGTGCCGAAGTCCTATGTGGACTCTCTGGTCGAAGGCTTGGCATGGAAGGACGGCTGCCGAGTCGCCACCCAGTCGAACCTGAACCTGGCCAGCCCTGGCGCCACGATCGACGGCATCACGATGGCGTCGGGCGACCGCATCCTGGTGCGGGCTCAATCGACAGCATCAGAAAACGGCATCTACATCTGGAACGGGGCCGCCAGCGCTGCTACGCGCTCGCTGGACGCCAGCACCTTCCCCGAGCTGGAGCAAGCCATCACAACGGTCGAGGAAGGCACCAGCGCCGCCACGACCTACCGGCAGGATCAGATCAACGGCACGATCGGTTCCAGCAACATCAGCTGGGTCACGTTCGGCACCGCAGCACCAGCCGCCAGTGAGACCACTGCTGGCGTTGCTGAGATTGCCACCCAGGCCGAGGTTGACGCTGGCACTGATGACGCCCGCATCGTCACCCCGTTGAAGCTGGCTACCTACAGCGGAAGGATTCGCAAATATGTCGCCAACTTTGGTGATGGCTCTGCCACCAGTTATGTCATCACCCACAACTTCAACACCCGCGACGTACAGGTATCGGTATTCCCCAACTCCGGCACCTACGATGATGTGGTGGTTGACGTGGGTCGCACTAGCGTCAATGAAGTTACGCTGGTATTTGCCACTGCCCCTAGCAGTAATGCTTACCGCGTCGTGGTGGTTGGCTGATGGCTAGGCAATTCCTAACTGACATTGAACTTACAGCGCAGCGTGAGTTGCGGTTTGAGGATGCCGACTCCTCCAATTACGTAGGTTTCAAGTCACCTGCAACGGTCGGCACTAGCTTGGTATGGACACTACCTGCCACTGATGGCACAAGCGGGCAGGTGCTTAGTACCAACGGCTCTGCTGTACTTTCGTGGGCAACTGCTGGCGGCGGCGGATCCGTTGGCGTTGACCCCGTTATCGCTGGGATGATCTTCTGATGGCTGCTCCAAACCTCAAGTCACCTACGACGATCCTGGGACGCACAGCCCGTTATGCCGTCACGGGGAGCTTGGCCGCCGCTCTAACCAACAGCGCCGCCAGCGGTAAGGTGCTGAAGATCAACAGCATCTTCTGCGCCAATGTGGATGGCGTGAATGCCGCTGACATCAGCGTGTCGATCTACGACGGCACCACGGATCGCTACATTGCCAGGACGATTGCAGTGCCTGCTGACGCTACGCAAGTGCTCAGCACTAAAGAAACGTATTTCTACCTAGAGGAAGGCGACAGCATCCGCGCCTTGGCCAGTGCGGCAAGCGACTTGGAACTGGTGATCGGCTACGAGGAGATCAGCTAATGAGACTTGGACTGATTGGCGGAACGGATAGCAAGCGCACCAGCGGGGTGTATCAGCCCGAGGACGTGGTGGCGTTGCAAGATGCCAAAAAGTACGTCTCGCGCTTTGGTTATGACGGCGTTTTCAACGCTTTGACCAGCTCTGGCGCTGAAGAGGGCTTTGATGTTAGCCGTGACGGACGCTATGTCTATGTTGCGGTGCGTGGTACGCGAACTACTGCAACCATCTTTCAGTACGAATGCACAACACCTTGGAATCTTGCAACGATCACCTACTCCAGTAAAAGCCTAGTCGTTGGCGATTATGAACTTAACTGCAATGGCATCGCTATCAGTGATGATGGCACCCGCCTTTATTTCACCGGGTATAATGTAGATACTGTGTGGTCTTGCACATTATCCACGCCTTACGATCTTGCCACTGCCACAGTTGACGTAAAGAAAGTCTACGTCGGCGGGCAAGACACAGTGCCGAGCACGCCATTCTTTGGCGACAGCGGCACCAAGATGTATGTCATGGGTACCAACAATGACACGGTGTATCAGTACACACTAAGCACTGCTTGGGACGTCACCACGGCTACTTACGCCAGCAAAAGTTTCAGTGTCACGACGCAAGATACTACACCGCAAGGCATTTTCTTTAAGAGTGATGGCCTGGCTTTTTACATGGTTGGGCAAACGACCGATACCGTTTATCAATATACTTTAAGCACTGCTTGGGACATTAGCACTGCAAGTTACGCCAGTCTTAGCTTTTCTGTCGCCACGCAGGAAACGTCGCCTCGCGCATTGTTCTTCACGTCAGGCGGCAGCAGGATGTTTGTCATCGGTACAAGTGGCGACGACGTTAATGAATACAATCTAGGTACCTCCTGGGATGTCAGCACAGCATCTTTTGTGCGCGTGTCTGCGACAGTCGGTGAAGCAACTCCTACCGGACTCTGGTTCAAGGAAGATGGCTTTAAAATGTATATCACTGGACAAGGCAACGACACTATTAGAGAGTTTTCGTTGTCATCAGCCTTTAACGTATCCACAATTTCTTTTGTACGCTCACTATCTATTGGATTTGAAGCCAATCCCACAGGTATAACTTTCAAGGACGACGGTACTGAGTTATATGTTTTAGGTCAGACAAATGACACTGTTTACGAAATCCAACTCGGCACTGCATGGGACATCAGCACTGCCAAGGGATTTATTTATGTATTTGCTACAGAAAGTGCTCCTCGCGGTATTCACATCAACAGCGATGGAACCCTGCTATTTCTTGCCGGCACTGCCTCTAACAACATTCGTAAATACACACTTTCTACTGCCTACGAGGTGGGAACTGCCACATTGTCCCAGAGCTTTGCATTGACGGGAGCCCTTGGAGTTCACGTTACTGCGGACGGTCGAACCATGTACGCATCCACTAGCGACACTGCCTTAAATGGAGGAAGACAAGTTAGGCAGATTTCAATGACATCACCTAACGATCTGACAACGGCATCTCTTAATACCACGGAATTGATTGCATTTTATGGTTTGACCGGACCAGTTGGTCTGGTGTGGGGCGTCCGCGTATCGCCTGATAACACTCGTATGTTTGCGCTCACCGACAGTGCGCAGGGCCTATACCAATTCTCTCTGAGGTTTGCGTGATGCTCTACTCCTTCCACGGCAATCGCCCTGCCCCGCTCCCCTTCCGCATCACCTTGCCCAACGGTTTCACCCGCACCGATCCGAGCACCTTCACCGAGGATGAGATCCTCATTGCTGGTTTCACCGGCCCCTATGTTGAACCGCCTTACGACCCTGCCACG